GGTATGGTGCAGCCACTTGCGCAGCCGTTTGTTGGGCAGGCGGCGTTCCCGATGCTCGACTACGTTGAGCAGATGAAAGAAAACCGCACCGGCATGAGCAAGGCCGCGATGGGGTTGAACGCTGACGCGCTGCAGAGCAGCACCAAGGCCGCTGTGGCCGCGACGGTCAGCGCCAGCCAGAGCCGTTTGGAGCTGACCACGCGCATCCTGGCGCACGGCATGAAGAAGCTGTTCAAGAACCTGCTGTTCCTGATGACCACGCACCAGGACAAGGCGCGCATGGTTCGCCTGCGCAACCAGTGGGTGGCCGTCGATCCGCGCGCATGGGACGCCAACATGGACGTCACCGTCAACGTGGCGCTGGGCACCGGCGACGTCGAGCAGAAGATGCAGATGCTGATGATGATCAGCGCCAAGCAGGAGCAGGCGCTGCAGCAGCTGGGGGCGGTCAACCCGCTGGTGACCCCGGCGCAGTACAGCAACACCCTGCGCCGCATGGTGGAGATGGCTGGGTTCAAGGACAGCAGCCAGTTTTTCAACGCCATCCCGGCGGACTACCAGCCGCCACAGCCCCAGCAAAAGCCGTCGCCCGAGGAGGTGCTGGCGATGGTGCAGGCGCAGTCGATTCAGGCCGACATCCAAAAGAAAGCTGCCGAGCTGCAGCTCGACCGCGAGAAGATGCTGCGCGCCGACGACCGCGAGCGCGACCGCATCGAGTCCGACGCCATGCTGCGTGCGGCGGAGATCGAGGCAAAGTACGGCACGCAGGTCAACATCGCGCACATCCACGAGATGATGGAGAAAGACCGCGAGGCCATCCGGCAGCAGGCTGCTATCGCACAGACCGCGATGCAGCAGTCACCCCAATACAACCAGCAGGTAATGTGACATGGCAGATTTGCGCCAAAAGGTGCAGCGCGGCAAAAAGGCGCTTGAGATTCTTGAGGACGAGACTATGGCCGCAGCCTTTGCGGCTCTGGAGGATCGCTACACAAACGACTGGAAAACAAGCAAAATTGACGATGTTGTCAAAAGGGACAGGGCGTATGCCAATATGTCTGTCCTGCAGGACTTCAAAGACCAGCTCCAGTCGTTTGTGGACAGCGCCAAGATCGCAAGCAAGCAGTTGGAGCGTGACAAATCAATCTAATTGAGGGTTAAACTATGAGCAACGACACCACAGCGCAAGCAAGTGTCCCGCAATTTATGACAGCCGAACAGGCTGGCGAGGCCATTGAGTCGATGTTGTCCGGCGACGGGGAACAACAGGAACTTGAGGCGCAGCAGGATGATACCGATGAGGTGGAGTCCGAACAGGAGTTTGAGGAGGAGTTGTCTGCGGAAGATGACGCAGCGGACGACGACGAGACAGATTCCGATGAGTCTGACGACGAAGCTGAAGATGAGCAGGAAGTCGAGGAACAGAAATTCACCGTCAAGGTTGACGGCAATGAAGTTGAGGTTACCTTAGACGAGCTGCAAAAAGGCTACAGCAGGACGGCAGACTACACCCGCAAGACGCAGGAACTGGCCCAAGTGCGCAAAGAGACACAGGCCGAGCTGCAGAATGTGAGGCAAGAGCGACAGCAGTACGCGCAACTTCTAGGCGCATTGCAACAGCAACTGCAGCAGGCTACTGAGCCGCAGGTCGATATGGAAAAGCTGTACGACACAGACCCAATCGAGTGGATGCGGCAAAAGGAAGTGCATAGAGAGCGGCAGGAGAAGATGCAGGCCATCCAGGCCGAGCAGCAACGACTGGCGCAAATCCAGGCACAAGAGCAGCAGCAGGTGTTGCGAGGGCAACTAGAGAACCAACGCGACTTGTTGATTGAGAAGATACCCGAGCTGCGCGACCCTAAGCAGGCGCAGGCGGCAAAGGCGTCTTGGATTGAGGCAGGTAAGTCGGTGGGGTTGACCGAGCAGGAGCTGAACAACATTGGCGATCACCGCGTGTTTTTAGCGCTCCATAGGTTGGCAGAGTACAACCAGATGGTGGGCAAGAGGCAGCAGATCAAGCCGGTGCAAAAGTCTCCCAAGTCAGTCAAGCCGGGCCAGGCCCAAAAGGGCAAGGTTCAGGCGAGCGCAGTTAAGCAGTCGCAGCAGCGTCTACAACGGTCTGGCAACGTCAAGGACGCGGCCAGTTTGATTGAGAAGTTTCTTTGACTTGGAGTTTTAACCATGGCTATTGCAAGCAATACCTTTTTGACCTACAGCGCAAAGGGCATCCGCGAGGACTTGTCCAATGTGATCTACAACATCTCCCCCGAGGAGACGCCTTTTGTCAACAACATTGGCAAGGGCACGCTGTCTAACACCAACTTTGATTGGCAAACTGACGCCTTGGCCGCTGCTGCTGCCAACGCTCAGATCGAAGGTGATGAGACCAGCTACGACGCCGTGACCGCCACGGTTCGCCTGCAGAACTATGCTCAGATCAGCCGCAAGTCGGTCATCATCTCGGGCACTGAGGAGAAGGTGAACAAGGCCGGTCGTCGCTCGGAATTGGCTTATCAGATCGCCAAGAAGGGTTCGGAGCTGAAGCGCGACATCGAGTTTTCCTGCTTGAACGGTCAAGCTGCCGTTGCTGGTAACAGCACGACCGCTCGCACGACCGCCTCGGTGCAGGCTTTCTTGAAAACCAACACCAACTTTGGTACTGGCGGCGCTGACCCCACCTACAGCACGGTTCCCACCGGCACCCGCACCGACGGCACCCAGCGTGCTTTCAGCGAGACCATCCTCAAGGATGTGATCCAGCAGGTGTGGACTGAGGGTGGCACGCCCAAGGTGTTGATGGTTGGCAGCTTCAACAAGCAAGCCGTTTCGGCGTTCACCGGCATCGCTGGCCAGCGCTTCAACGTGACCGGCAACAAGCCCAGCACCATCATTGGTGCCGCTGACATCTACGTCAGCGACTTTGGCAACGTGAGCGTGGTGGCTAACCGCTTTGTCCGCGCACGCGACGCCCTGGTGCTTGATCCTGAGTACGCATCGATCGACTACCTGCGTCCGATGCAGACCATGGACATGGCCAAGACCGGCGACGCTGACAAGCGCCTGATGCTGACCGAGTGGGGCTTACGCATCCACACCGAGAAAGCACACGGCATTGCCGCTGACCTGACCACCTCCTAAGGTGATGGGGCTGGGCTAATAACCCAGCCCCTACTTACATGGAAAAAAGACTGATTTCAGAAAATGCCGAGGCTGGCATCAAGCAGTACTGGCATGAGCACGACGACGGCTCGGTCACGTTGCAGACGACCCAAATCGTTGACGACGTGCTGGAGGCAAACAAGGGTTCGTTCAACCAGGTAGACGAGCGCGCAGGCTGGAAGGGCGATATGCACCGCGTGGCGTCGATCCCGATGAGCCTGTACTACGACCTGAAGGCCAAGGGCATCCTGGACGACCAGGTAGCCTTGAAAAAGTGGCTCAACGACCCTGACAATCGGTACTTTCGCACCCGCCCTGGAGTGGTGTAAATGGCGATCACAAACTACAGCGAGCTGAAGTCCTCCATTGGTGACTGGCTCAACCGCAGCGACCTGACGTCGGTCATCCCGACGTTTGTCTCGCTGGCGGAGGCTCAGATAGAGCGCGTGCTGCGCACCCGGCAGATGATTGTCCGGGCGACGGCGACCATTGACAGCAAGTACGGCGCCGTTCCCGGCGACTTTCTTGAGGTCAAGTCGTTTAAGCTCACCAGCACGACGCCGCCGCAGCCGCTGCAGTTTGTGACCGTCGATGAGATGGACAGCCTGGACTCGCTGAACACGGCGACAGGCAAGCCCAAGTATTTCAGCGTGGTGGGGGAGCAGTTTCGCGTCCACCCGTCGCCTGACAGCAACTACACCGGCGAGTTGATTTACTACGCGCAGCTTTCCAAGTTGTCGGACTCAAACACGACCAACTGGCTGCTGACCAGCTCGCCTGACGTCTACCTGTACGGTGCGCTGATTCAGGCCGCGCCGTACTTGCAGGATGATGCCCGCATCAATGTGTGGTCGGGCTTGTATGCCGCCGGGGTAGAGGCGGTGCAGGTGTCTGACGACCGGGCGGCGACGTCCGGCGGGACGTTGAAAGTGCGGGCAAAACCTTTTGGAGCATAAGCAATGGCATCATTTAGTGACTACACCGAAAACCTTGTACTGAATTGGCTGTTTACCGGCAACAGCGCTACCCGTCCCACGGCGTGGTACGTTGGTCTGTTCACGGCTGCACCCAGTGATACTGGCGGCGGCACCGAGGTCAGCGGCAACGGCTACGCCCGCGTGGCCACCGGCACCATCACGGTCAGCGGCACGGCAACGACCGCGACTAACGACGCGGCGATTGAGTTTGCTGCAGCGAGTGGTGGCAACTGGGGGACGATCACGCACGCTGCGGTGTTTGATGCGTCGAGCGCTGGCAATATGCTTGCCTGGGCGCCGCTGACCACCAGCCGCACCATCAACGACGGCGACGTGTTTCGTATCCCTGCGTCGAGCCTGACCATCACCCTGACCTAAGATGGCCGCATACGGTTCCGGCTACTACGGGGGCGGGAACTACTCCTACGGCGTAAGCCTCGGAGCGTTTGACGTCACCGCAACCAGCAGCGTAACGGCTGCTGGTTTGCGTTATGCGGTCGGCGCATTTGATGTTGCCAGCACAAGCTCGGTGTCTGTCGCAGCTGACGTCGTCAAGGACAGCGGTTTTGCGATTGCGTCTGCGTCGAGTGTTGCCGTTGCTGGCCAGCGGGTTGCTGATGGCGTCTTGGCGGTATCCAGCGCAAGCAGCGTGGCCATCTCGGGGCAGAGGGTCGCGGATGCGCAGGCGGAGGCCACCAGCACCAGCAGCGTCTCGGTCAACGGCGTGCGGTACGCCATTGGCGCTTTTGATGTAGCAGACACCAGCTCGGTCGCAATCGACGGCGTGCGTGTCGCGTTCATGTCGGCGACCGTGATGTCGGCGGCGACCATGACCGTCGGCTCGCAGGTGGTGGTCAACGAGCCGTTGACACTTACGTCAACTTCAGGCGCAAGTGTCTACGCCAACAACGTGATGCCGTTTAGCGTTTTTATTCTCGCGGCATCTACCATGCAAATAAATGGGCGTCTAAAATGGGAGTCAGAGCCGGATACCGCCGAATCGTGGAGTGTCTTGCCAGACACGCCCGAGGACTGGACGCCCGTTGCCGACAATTCAGAAACATGGCAAATAGCCGCGTGAGGTAAAGATGGCTGATACAACGACAACCAACCTAAGTTTGACCAAGCCCGAGGTGGGCGCGTCAACCGACACTTGGGGCACCAAACTCAACACCGACCTGGACACGCTTGACGGCTTGTTTAATGCCGCAGGCGATGGCACGTCGGTCGGCCTCAATGTGGGGACGGGCAAGACGCTGACCGTAGGCGGCAACCTGGCCGTGACCGGCACGCTGGCTCTGACCGGCGACCAGGTTCAGGTTTCTGAGGGCGGCACGGGTGCCACGACGGGCGCTGCGGCCCTAGTCAACCTGGGCGAGCGTAGCGCGTCTACTGGTTCGCTGCTGCTACCGGCTGGCACGACGGCGCAGCGTGACGTTTCCCCTGCCGCTGGCTACCTGCGCTGGAACAGCACCGACGGCACGGCAGAGGTTTACAACGGCAGCTCATGGGGATCGGTTGGCGGAGGCGCAACCGGCGGCGGTGGAGACGCGGTCTTTGTCGAGAACGACCAAACCGTGACCACCAACTACACCATCCCGGCAAACAAGAACGCGATGAGTACCGGGCCTGTCACCGTAGACACCGGCGTCACAGTCACAGTTAGCAGCGGCAGTCGCTACGTTGTAATTTAAGGAACAGAACATGGCAATTACACTTAACGGAACAACGGGCATCACAACGCCTGACATTACCAGCGAGGCTGGCTTAACGGTTGACGGGGTTAGTTTTGCAAGTGGCGCACCAGCCAACACATTGGTTACTACCT